TTCTTTAAGTGCTTGGGGGGAATGGAACATTGGTTTGGTATTACGGACCTTTTCATTCAGGATATCGAAAAGCTCCATCTCGGTAGTCTTCTGGTGTTGGAAGTAGAACATGTCAACATCATGTTTCAAGGTTCTACGATGTATTCGGTCTTCCGCTTGATAGTTAGCCTCTGGATCATAATCGGGTCCGATGAAATATCCTGCTTGGGCGGGCACGAGATCGAACGACTCTGCGAAGGGTATTGACAGCATTACTACCATCTTACCCGGCTTCTCGAATGCCTCGATTACTTTACCGATCTCTTCAGGTTCCATACCTCCACGAAGCTGCAAGACGACAAAGCCTTTGCTCTCGATGTAATACCTAAAGAATGGAAACGCTGCAGGAAATGAAGTGAACATAACCGCTTTATCTAGCTCTTCATCGTCCATATGTTCCATCATAGCTTCGATAGCACCGCCTACATCGAACTCAGGACCCCAGAGCTTGGGGCATGTTAGTAGCTGGCGTAAACGTAAAATAGACGTCAAGACTGTCGATGCAACCATATAACCTGAATCGACTTCGGCGATCATATCTTCACACATCTTCCGATATAGCTTTGCTTGTTGTCCAGTCATCTCAATAGGAACAATACTGCGCCGTTTCTTCGGCATATTTGGGTTTACTTCCATCTTTAGTCGTCTGATCAAAACTTCACCTGTTACCCTTCTAAACTCTTCCATATTTTGTACACCGATAATCTCTTGTCCAAACCCATTATTATCTATAACACAGAAGTGGTTAATGTACTGCCAGTAGCTAGGAAACATATCAGGCTTAACCAAATTAAATAATGTCCAAGTATCTTGAGGCCCTCTCTTAGCCGGAGAACCAGTAACAGGTACTACAATAGGCGGTCTCGCTTTTAGGACAATCTGTTTAGCTGCTTTGTAGGTTTGCGTCTTCTTGTTCTTCATCTTCTGGGCTTCGTCACAATACATAGCGTCCCATTTCATCGCCGAGATAACATCCACATCTGATTTCATTACCCCGTAAGTGATAATGGCAATCCCTTGATCGAAGTTATTCCAAGCGCGTTTTCTCTGTGCCGGAGTTCCTCTTATGAAGACGGCTGTCTTTGCGAGATTAGGATAATACTTTTGTAGTTCTTTCATCCAAGTATAGGTAGAGTTCTTGCTTCCCGAAATCAGTGTGCGTGGTGGTTGCCAAATAGCATGAGCTTTCAAGACTTGGATTGTCTTACCTATACCCATTTGGTCACATAACATAGCTTTTTTACGTGGTACTAAAAAATCTATTCCAGCTTGTTGCCATGGATCTAATATAAATCCTTCCGGAGGACTAAAAAAATAAAGATCATCTTTATTCATTTTGCCCCCTTAGATGCATTGCTTACTTGCGGAGTCTGTGTGGTAGAGGTTGCTTTCCGTTTCAACGATTGTCATTACGTGCCTTTTTCGGTAAGTCAAGTTTCATTTCACATGAGTAACCTGAAGGAGATAATGTTACATAACGAGCATAGTCAATATACGATTGCCATTCGCTATCTGGGACTGTTCCAGATTTCTCTGAACGACGACACTTCGCAGCTAATGGACAGAGCTCGTGCGCACACATTGTTATATCAGGCATCTTTAGTCTCCTTAAATTAGTGTCCCATTCCTTCAGCGTCCCAAAGGCGATACTGGTGCTCCAGTCGGGTGGTGCGCCGGATAGGGGCCAGCGTCCCGGGATCAACTTTAGAATGGCAACTGTTTACGATTCCAAGTAACTTCGTTAATGTCATCGCGTGCCTGATCGACAAGAATCTCGATCTCGTGCATGACATATCCTAGCTGCGATACTCCACTATTGCGATGATCTGATGTAGCTTTTAGTGTGCTGCTAATTGCACTAAGACGAACAGATGCATCAGTGAGCTTTTCTAATGCCCTTTCGAGCTTCTGCAATTTCGTTAGCGATTTAGGTCTTTTCTTTTTCATTAGTATTCTTCCATTTCTAAAGTGACATTAGCTACAAGTTCTACGTGATAGTAGTATAGATTGGTATAGTGAGGAGTAAGATGTCCAAGCATAATCTTTGCATCTTCTTCTGTTTTTACTAAACAGATGCTTTCCCAATCGTCTTCGTCACCTTGACGTATCTCGAAGAATTCAATACGATCACTCATTTGCCCATAAACTCCAAACATGATTCCGCTACATCAACATAGCCTATAATGTCCTTCAAGCTATCCCTATGATTAGGAGTAGTTTTTAAACGACACTCTTTAACGAGTCGCATTGCTTGTGCGACATCTACTGGGGAGAATGTAGCATCGACAGCTAGTTTCTTTTCGAAGATAACCGTCCATAAGATAGCAATATCGTTTAGGTTATCATGAGGATGTCCATAAACGCGAGAACGCTCCTCAACAGTTTCCGCTATTTGATCAACCAACCTTTTCTCTGTCATCTTTCTTCTCCTTTGCTTTCCACTTACCTTCGGCAATAAGTTGGTTTCGTAGTTGCTGGTATGTAATTCCTAGCTCTTCGGCATAGGCCGCCGCTGGTAGTCGTTCTCCTGTTTTAGGGTGCTTAACGTATACCGTTCCTTTTTTGTTACGCGCCTGTTCAAGATCAGTTGCCCATCGGCAGTTGTATTTTGCATATGGACCGTGAGCGTCAATACGATCGAGGGACTGCCCTTTGGGAACTTCTCCCATATCTTCAAAGAAGTTATCGAACGATTCTTGCCACCTAAGCTCCATAGTAATGCCTTTAGCTCCATATCCTTTGTAAGATGGATGTTCAGGATTGTGGCATCTAGATTTAGCATCCCACCAAGCATGGTATTCTTTTTTGTAAATCTTTGCAAGACCGCCGCGTAAACATCCGCAATGCGTTTTGGGATTGCTCTTGTCGATAAGTCGATTGTGTCCAACTTTAATTTCCTCCCCACATCCCTCAGCAGTACATTCACAGAGCCATTTAGCTCGTCCTTTTACGTAGAGCCTCTTGATCACCAATAAGTAGCCTATCTTGATCCCTTTTAAGTTTGTTAATCCGCCTTTTAACTTCTTGTTGTTCGATATAGTCATCTTGACACTCGCTATGATAGACTGTCCATTTTCCACTGTTTTTCTTAAAGCCTGGTTTTCGTCTGATTCCATCCCCTGCATAAACTATCCTCTTACAAAAGCAACAAACTCCGGGAAACTTATTTCTCATCGGGCTCAATCACTTCACGCACATGCATCGAGCTACTATCATAATGTTTGCCCATATTCTTTAATCGCTCCTTTATTTGTTCGCATGCATCTTCCATAGTCTCTGCCTTAACGTGAGAAGAGCAATTAATAGTTTGGGTGTAAACGACTTGAAACAGTTTCATGACATATCCTCTTTATCCCGGATACCCTTATAGATAGGGAAGCGAGGCTGATTATATCCTCCATAAGTCATATGTTTGAACTTTAGGGTTTTACCGAGGTATTCGGATTGATTGTCCCAAATCTTTTGACGCTCTGCATCATTTAATCCTGATCCAACGGTAAACTCATCATGGAAGAGATCGCACAGAACTCTGAATGCTCCAAGAGTACCTTCTGGCATCATATTTTCTTTGTGCGAAGAACGTTCTGCATTACCAAGAAGGTCTCTTGTTTGTTCGTTGCAGTTTTTCATGCGCTCGACGAACCCTATAATAGTTGCTTCGTCTTCTCGGAATTGTTTTACTTTAAGGAGCGTACCTTCTTTCAAAGTAGATCGCCCATACTTATAAGGGCCATCTAGGCTTCGAATCATTACTCCCTCATACCCGAGCTCAAGTTGATCGGCTTCATAGCATACTAGTTCTTCTGATTGCCCAATCATTTCGTGCTTAACAAGCTTTATACGCGGATGATTCAATTGAGCCACTCGAACTTCCAGTGCTCGATATCGTTGAAGGAAACCTATATCTGTGCCGCGAACATCGTCGAAGACATAGTACGTAAAGTCTGACTCCCCAGCTTCTGCCATTACCCCGCTAGTGGTGTCTCTGAATGCCATTGGATCGCTTGGATCTCCTACAAGGATCTCTCCATCTAGCCCTTCGAATTCGGGCTTAGCGAGAATTGACTGTACGTATTTGTTTCTAACTGGCTTGAGGCTGCGTGTAACGGGGATTCCGTTGAGAATGAGGACCCTAATTCCGTCGAGCTTGGGCGAGCCCATTACTGGGTACTGCACATTCGGAAATTCGTCTGTTGTAAGGGTTGCCGCGAGAAGCGGTTTAAATTGGCTCATTTGTACGTTTCCTATTTGTGGAGAAGGGCAGAGAACTGCTTCATTCTCTACCCAGCCCACCATGACAAGCGGTTAGTTTGCGATTCCTAGAAACTATATAGTATCTTTGTATTGATATGTTTTGGAATCTCTGTTTAAAATTGTGTTACCGGTTAGACTTCTATTACACGATGTGTGCAATCCAAGGCATTCAGCATTGATTTAACTGTCTTTAGTTGATCCGTTGGAGCTTTAACGAAGATAAATACATTGCTTCCGCTATGTTCTTTTGGTGATCTGATATGCTCGCGCACTTTATAAGCACGCTTCACACGCGCTTTTTTGCCGCGGTTTTTCTTGAGCCGCATATCGGTATTCCAGTTCATTACGCGCCCTTTGTTTCTGATCTTTTTTCTTATGATACCATCATCGGTAACGACTTTCAGTGCTGTCTTCATTTTAGACTCCTATCTATTGTTAAATGATTGCACACCATGCTGCAATCTAAATAAAGTATATAATAAAGGTCCTAAGGTCATCAAGAGTTAAAATTGGGTCTTCTTAGCGTCTTTAGCTGCATTAATCATACGAGATATTTCTGGGGCCATACGACGAGGGCGTCCTCTTGGAACAAATCCAGAATCTTCGAATACATATATGGGGGGCTTTCCAGCAAGTACGTTACAAAATTCTTCGGCCCACATCTCTGTAGCCATTTGATGCTCAGCAGTAACAAGCTTTCCATCAACACTGATTGCTACTGTTTGTAGTAGGGCGCCCGCTTGCTTCAGTCGTTGTCTACTACGCACAAGAGGATAAAACGAAACTCGCTTCCCTTTAGCTATAGGGGCAACAGTAGGCGCTGAACAACAAATAGCAGCCACAGGCTTATCTGAGGCTCCAAAGTGTTTTACAATAGATTGCACATGGTCATTTGTCCAATAGGCTTCTGTGTCATCCATATTACCAGATACAATCATTAGTGCATCAAAGTCGAACATATCTATTGCTTGTACTTGGTTGATTGTGCGTTCAATTGTGTTAGGGCGTAATGTGAGCTCGTCCATAATAGTTGTGCTAGTAGACACTACTTCAAACGTGTGTCCTTGTTTTTGCATTACGCCTAAAGCCGTCCACAATTCGTGACCATTATAGCGTCGAGCGCAAATTACTAATACACGGCTCACTTTGTAACGCGTCCTTTTTCTTGTGTATAGCGTGTAGCTACTTCTGCTGCATTAAGAGGAGTTGCTGGAGTATCAGCTTCTAAGCCTAAACGACCATCGGTCGCCTTAGCATTCTTAGTACGCCAATCTGGAACTTCATTGCCTTCATTATCAAGATCCAAGCGCATGAAAAAGATTTCGCCGCCTGAACTAAATAGTTTAATGGGCAAGTCGTGATTCTTAATGTAAGAACCCATCATAGAATAGAGTGCTTGAAAAGATGATTGAATGCCTGTACGATCAAGCTGTACACAAACTTTGCCAGTTTCCAAAAAGGACTTCAGAATAGGATATGAAACTCTTCCGCGCCGCCCTTCACGCGTAGTTGGAATATTTGCTGGATCAACATCGATAAACTTTACCATTTTAATCTCCTTTAACTGTTTTCACATTTTATACTTTATTATACTTTATAAAGTTTAAAATATCAAGAGGCAAAATTAGGTCTTATAGTGGGCTTTCATGTTTTACTGGATATTTTTTTTCGCACTGCTTAATTTCGTCGTCAAGATAAAAACGTGCCTTCTTAAGGTCTTCTATCCATAGTTGCGGATTATCCCCTTTTTTACCTGAACGTAAGACATATTTAATAATCTGTCCAAGATTGAAATTAAGTTCCCATGCCTTAATAACATCAAGCGCTTGCAGGTATGCATCAAATATATTACCAACCTTATCTCGAGCCTCTACTGGGTTTGGACTCATATAGTGTTTTGGTTTATTTACATTATCAGCCATTTATTCCTCCACATGTTTGTGCCAGTTGAAAATTAAAAAATAAATTCCATGTCTTATTGCGTCTCTAGCATGCTTCTGTCCTTTAACCCAAAGACTCCAGGTACGCAATTTATCATCAGTGCAGAACTGTTTTGCCACAGACGCCATCTGATTATGAAACTTTATGCCTTTTTGTAGGCAGAGAACTTTAATACACCCGATGAATTGGGAGGTATGTAAATCGGAATTAGCATGATCTTCTGTTTTGTGTTGATAGACCCTATAGGCTTCATACACAACGAAGTCAGGCCGGTGCTTCAAGAGAAGGTTCTCAAGCGCTTGTAGTCCTATTTCAATTGTCTTGGTGTTTAGCTGTCCGGCTTCTTTTAATTGATCGCCGTGGAAAATTGCATACCCAGTTGTTTGTCCTGGGTCCAGCGCTACCAATACTCCTTCAAACGGTTTTTTATTTTGCTGGGCAATTAAGGTTTGAAGGACTATTTGAGTTTGCATGTTCTATGATTCAGCCAATTAAAGAATCGACGCACATAATATCCCCGTATAAAGCTAACCACAGTGAAGAACACGAGTAGGATCATATTCTCTTTGTGCGTTACTGGGATACCAAGAAGGGGAAAAATAAAGACCTGAGATACATACGCGACGACAATTCCGATTATGACACTAAAAAATTGTTCGTTAAAGGATTGTTTCTTTGTTTGCATTGCTCAGGCCTTTATTCACAAAAGAAGAGCGGGAGAGTTTTCACCCTCCCGCTTCTTGTAGTTAAGCAGCAGCAGCAGCTTCTTCAGCTTTGCCGGCGCCTTTGGTGGCTGCAAACACGATCTGGTAAGCAACTTCGTGGCCATACTTCTCAGCGAGAACCTTTTTGATTTCGCCGCGCTTCAGGCCCGTACCGTTGTTCCAGAGGTCTTTAATCACATCAACACGTGCAAACAATTTGCCCGTCTTGGTTTCGGTGATCATAACTTTGCGACCTTTTGCATCGCCCTTTGGAGCAGCGTCTTCAACTTTTTCTTTCTTAGCCATAGTGATATCTCCTTCTTCAACACACGAGCGATACACCTCGCATCACTCTATTTCTAATCTTACAGCAATCTAAACGAAAAATCACGATAATTCTTGAGGTCGTCTCGATTTATTTTATTGACAACACTTTAAATCTCCGGTTAGTATTCCTTCCAGGCTCCATTAAGACCTCAACCTTACATATTTGCAGCAACTTAGAGGTGTTATTTTTTAAGTAACCATCCATTTG